TTCCACGTTTGAACATCCTTGTCTTTAAAACTTATCTGCTTTAGACCCTTTGGAAACATAAACTTAACTGTTTGATGCTTTAAAGCAACCAAAGCATAAACATCTATAGCGTCTTCTGAATAGAATCTTTCTTTGGTATAAGCGCCGCGCCTAAAGTCATATACCCATGACACTCTACAGTTTTGTATTTTAGATTGTGTTTTAACCTGGCACTTGTATAGAGTATGGTCAACATCAAAGATGATGTCAGCCTCCGCGCTGTGTGGAACTATCGTCACAGTATCTGCGTGTAAAGAAAGTAGCGAGGCTACTAAGTATTCTCCAGATCGGCCAACTCTTTCAGATTGGCGTGGCATGGGTTATTGTGGCGTTGGCCCTATAGGTACTTGTGGCTCTTCTTGTCTTTCAATTATTGGAGCAACGGAGTCTATTAAATTAAGAGTTTTTATTATTGCTGCTTTTGATTGTGGATTAGTTTTTCCTAGCTCAACCAACAACCTTGTTGCCTCAGGATCAGACATTAATCTTCCTAAGTTTTCCATAGTTCCACCTGTTTTTAATTCGCCATATCTTGTTGCAAGTCTTACATAGGGATTAAATGTTTTCATCATGGCAATATCTTTTACCAATGTTTGTCCAGCAATTCCTTTTACGTCAAACCCAGGCTTATTTATATTACTTACTCTTGCTGTTCTTTCCAAAATATCAAACATATTTTCAAAACCAACTTTTAAATCTTTTCTGCTAACATTGTTTGCATCTGCTACATTGTCCAAAACTGCTAAAAAGTTTTTTCTTTGTTGTGGTGTATTAAAAATATTTTTTACTAACTCAAAACCTTGTCCTAAATCTTCTCCTTTCTTTTTAATTTTTGAAGCTTTATTTATAGCATTTCTAAAATAAACATTAGCAATTTGTTTTACAGCCTCTGGGTCAGTTTTTGCTAAAATACCAAGCGTTGCATTAATATCTTTAACAAGCACCGTTTCAGGATTAAAAACAAAATTTTCTATTTTTTTTAAACTTAAACCTTTTTTAGAAAGTTCTAAGGCATTTCTTTCTACAACATTAACCAACGTTTGTGTTATTTCAGAATATTTTTGATTTGCCTTTGCATAATTTTGATTTGTATTTAATTGAGTATTTAGATTGTCAAGGATGCCAGTTTCATCAGAATTAAATAATTTACCTCTTAAATCTTTTGGTATAAATCTTTCTCCCCCAACAACCAAGTTTTTATTAGCTCCAGACACATCATCTCTAAATTGTTTAAATGTACTATCTAGTTTGTTTATATTAGTAACTGGTATAATTACCTTTTCTTTTTGTCCTTTTACTTTAGTTTCTTTTTCTATTAGTTGTTTTCTAATTTGCAATAACTTTGCTCTATTAGGACTATTTGGAGATGTCTGTGTTCTTATAATATTATCAATATTTTCTATCACATCTAATACTTGATTGGGTTCTAAAAATTCATTATTAGAAATACCATAACCAGCTTTCTGTGATTTTGATGTTCTAACAGCCTTTGCACTTTGTATTGTATCTTTTGCTACTTTTTCTATCATATCAAAAACAGCTCTTTGGCTTTCAGGCATATCGGCAATTTCATTTGCTTGTTTATTGATTAAGGTTTTTACCATTTCTGGTCTATTTCTAACAGAATTATATATGTATGCAGAACCTTCATCTGTTTTTAAAATATCTTCAATTAATTGAATAGCCATAGGGTCATCTATAGTTTCTCCAGGTAAAAGTTTTATACCAGAAATCCTCGCAGCTTCTTCTAAATTTATTGCATCTTTTAATGTTTTTGGGTCAATGTCTTTCAATGTTCTTTCTGCAATTTTTGCTGCTTGAGTTGGACCTCCCAAAAAACCAGCCGCAATCATAGCTGGTATTGTTACACCAGTTGCTGTTGCAGGACTGCCAGTAGCTTGCTCTACGCCCTCATACACCGCGCCACCGCCTGCGCCTATACCGACACCTAGTTTCTGTGCGGCCTGTGTTTTTCCCAACAAACCTGGTGCTGCAAATTCTGGTATAGATTGTGCAAATCCGCCCACAGAGGTTTTCGGCTTGTATCTTCCTAATTCTTCCAAACCAGGTATTAAAGTTTCTACACCAGTCCTTATATCTTTTGATGTGGGAAGGATTCCTTTTTGTGGCTCTTTTGAAACTGTTTCATCAAAATAACTAGCAATTGGTCTTGTCATAAAGTTTGGCAACAACATATTACCAAGTTGTGTTAAATCTCCACCCATACCTGGAACATACGAAACACCTTTATATAAGCCAGATCCAGCTGACTTTAATATATCAGCAGCCTGTTGTCTTTTAGTTAATGGCGGTAATACTTGGCTTCTTTCTTCCATGCCAAAACCAGTTTTGCTATAAAACTCTTCAATCGGCATATCAGGATAAAATTTACCATGTAAAGAATCTAACAGTTCCTTGTCTGACAGGTCTTTGTATTGTGGATATTTAGACCTAACTTCTTGTATGTTAAGCATTGTAGTTATCTAATTCCTAAAGGGTCATTCTGTAAAGATGATGTTGTCCCACCTGTCGTTGGTTGTGCATAAGGATTATATATTGGTGAAAATCCAACAGTATAAACATCTTCAATTCCTTGTAAAACATCTATTGCTTGTTGGTTATTTTTATCTCTACCAACTTGTAAATTTCTGTATGCTTTTTCTTCTTGTAGACCAGTCTCGACTTCAGATTGTATGCCTTCTATAAAGTTTGTTAATGCTTTGATTTTTTGTTCAGCTGTTCTACCTGCTGAAATAATTTTTTGGAAGTTTTTAAAGTCTTGGTCAGAAAGTCCTCTACCCTCTTGTCCTCTAACTTTAGCTATTTGATAAGCAAAGTCTAATAATTGTGACTCAGTAATAGATGTGCTATTTGCTAACTCTTTATATTTAGATCTAACTTCGCTTGGTGCCTTATTAACAAAAGCTTCTTTTTTTTCAGGATCTATTAAATAACCAGCTACAGCCATCTCTTCACTCATTTGTGCAAACACTTGGGAAATATCTCCAGTTATTAATACAGAGCCAGGGTTTTCATAAAGATTTTTTATAATTCTATTACCAGAGGCAATTAATGGGTTCACCCCTCTTGCTCTTTCGTATAAACCATCATCGGTTGTCCAACCCTTTATTTCTTTTTCTTTTACTTCTGCACCTTTTCCAGCTGTTGAAAGAACTGGTGTTTTGTTTACAAAATTACCAGCTTTAATTTCTGCGTTTAATTCTTCCTGTGTGGGATTTACAAGGTCTTTTACTCTATCACCAGCAGCGTTTGTGATAGCCCATGTATTCATAGAGGGACTTTTATTTGTTGGTATTGTAGGAGATCTAAGCTGACCAACTGTATAACCGCTAACCTCTAATTCACCAATTCTTTGTGTATCTTTTTTTAATACAGTTCCAATAAGTTTATTGGTTTTTTGGTCATACACTCCAAACCTTTCTACTGAACCAGGTTTAGTAGTACCAGCAAACATTCTAGGATCTAAACCAGCACGATATAATTTAATCATGTCAGCATATCTTGGGTCTTGTCCAAGTTCTTGTAATAACTTATCTTGTTTTGCTTGTTGCATTTGCTCTTCAGCTAACTGCATCCTTCTAGGATCACCAGATAATATAGCAGAAGATTTACCTAGGCTTCTTTGTAAAGCAGCTAAACCTTCCTGCCTGCGCATGCGCGCCTGCTCTGGAGACACTTGCTCCATTGGGTCATAACCGCCAATCTCTGTTAGGCCTCTGCCTACTCTTTGACCTAAACCTTGAAATAAATTTCTTATTGCCATATTACATTCCGTAAGGTGTTTGCGTTGTTTGCGATGGTGAGAACAAATTACTAAATATTGGCTGTGCTGTGTTTAAAAGACCTAAACCAGCTTGGAACTTTTCTAATCCACTAGGACTATATCCACCAGTTTGCGTTATTGTTGGTTGCACACCGCTTACACCAGTTGCTAATAAACCAAGCTGTTGTTGTGGGTATTGTAACGCTCTTTGGAACTCGCCTCTTTGCGCTCCGATAGCTTGTTGTTGTAATGCTTGTTGTTGCTGTCCTATTCCACCTAGTAAACCAAGACCTTGTAATTGTTGTCCTGCTAAACCACCAAGTAATCCTGATCTTTGCGCACGCGCCTGCATTTCTAATTGTGGTTGTGTTAACGCAGCTCTGCCAGCAATGTCTAAGCCACCCATCTGTCTTTGTTGTTGTAGTTGTGCTTGCTGCATACGTCTTTGCTGTCCTAGTTCTGCACCAAAGATACCTGCCTGTTGACCAAGTTGTGCTTGTTGTAATGCACGCTGTTGTTCTTGACCAGCACCAAACATACCTAACTGTTGCTGTCTTGCTAAGTCAGATTGTGCTGCTCTTTGCGCCTGCTCAAAACCAGATTGCCTTAAACCAGCAGCTGTTCTAGCCATTTGCTCTGCGTAAGGTCTTTGTGATTCAGATTCTAGTAATGCAGATCTTGAACCACCAAAAGCGCCTGCTCTGATTGCTCTTTCTTGTGCGCCAGTTCTTGCTATGTCAGCTTGTCGCTGTATGTCGCCCATTGCTAGGTCTATAACTTGTTGTTGATACGGAGATTGATAAGCGCCTATGTCTTGGCTTAGCAAACCTTGAAATTGCGGTGTAGATACTGGACCTATTTGAGCCGCACCAGGAGCTTGTGTTGCTTCTATAGTTGGTGCTTCAAAACCAGTAACAGGTTGTATGGTAGGCTTAAACTGTTCTTGTGCCATACCTTGTAAGGCTTTGGTTGGGTCATAACCCATACCAGATTCAAATAACCCTCTAGTAGCTTGAAATTGTCTTAGTTGATCTGGAGAAAAACCAGCAACCATTGGTCCTGTATAAGGTATAAACGGTTGTTGTGCAATCTGTTGTGACCTTTGATATAGGTCTTGTTGCATTGCTTGTGTTTGTGGGTCTACTTGTTGTGTAGTTGTTGTTTGTCCAGCAGCCGAACCTCCGCCACCAGTTAAGCTTTTAACTGCACCTACAGCTCCTGCTACTTTTCCTACTGTTCCTAATGCTGCTAATCCTGCTGCCATCTTAATTCCTCTTATAAATCTTTTTTAACTATATAATCGTGTTCAAATCCTAGATGTTTTATCTTTCTAATCCATCCTTTTCGACCACCGCCATAAAGTCTTTTTACACCGACTTGTTTGGCAAACTCCTCTATATATGGGAGTATTTCTTCCAACTCTTTATAATCACCACCACAAAATAAAATATTCATTACTTTAATTTGTGGAAATTCTACAAATTCTGTTATGTATGCAGACTTTTTGCCTGGCCATAAATGGAATATTCCATTCCTTATTTTATCCTCTATGTCATCGATTGTATAGGAATCTTGATGTTTTACAGCCTTTGCTATATAAGGCTTACATCTTTCCCATTCAATTTCCCAAGGCTCTTTTTTCGCCTCTTGTATGTTTACTACTTTATTAGTCGCCTCTTGCATATTCAACTACACTAGCTGTTACATTAATATTTGCATGGTTTACTTGTATTTTAAGTATTTCACCTGCTGTTAAAATTAAACTTTTAGATAACATTTCTTGGGTTTCATACGCTGCAATATTATGTGATTTCCAAACATAATGATTGGTTGCACCAGAAGTTATAACAATATCTATATTTGTTTGCTGGTTTCCGTCATCACCAACCAATAAAGACTCTACTATTGCAAAGTCAAAATCCCCACCAGAAGGTGCTGTATATATAGTTTCTAAAGACGCTGTACCGCTTACATCTAATTTAGCGTTTACAGCTCTTTGTATATACTGTCTTTGTGAGGATAGATCCATTATCTCCTGCCTCTAGTTCTAAGATTTAATCTTATATTACCAACTTGGAAATCCTGTGTTGTGCTACCTGTTACAGTCATCTGTACTTGTCTTGCTGTAAACCTAGCATCGGTATATCCATCATTTTCAAAGGTAAAACTACCAAAATCTGTTTCGCTACCTAATGGGGTAAACTTACCTTTAAAACTTATTGTCACACCTGGTAATGTGTTTGCTTCTTCATCTGGAATAATCTGATTACATTGCACATAGTTATCACCATTACCTAGTTCTATTGGACCGCTTGTGCAGAACGGCACATCACTATTTAAGTTTGGTGAATTAGATAATGTGGTTGATTCGTGTTCGTAAATAAAACCAAGAGAATCACCAGCAATAGGAAAATCAAACGCACCTTGGTCAATCCAACAGCCTCTGTCTAGTGAACCTATAGACCAAGTGTTTTCTAAGTAATTCCAGATGACATATTTGTTTGGTTTATATATACCATCACCACTTGGAAATCCCCACCATATTTCGTTAAAGTTAGAGTTGTGTCCACCCCAACAAGCTTTCCTTCCTGGTACATTTAGTTGGTCGTATACATAATCATGCACATCGCATGGTATTTCACGCACAACACCGTCGTAAACAAAGAATGAGTTTTCACCCATCCATGCTAGAAAGTTTCCTGTTTGTACGACTGATCTTCTACTAACTGCTTTACAGTTTGCACCTGCTGCTGTAATACCATAAACAAAAGGTGATCCTACATAGCTCATTCTATCTATACCAGTATCACTAAAAATTATTACATCGTTTTGGTATTTAACACCTAGTAATGCACGACCACCTGTAGGTATTTGCACATCACCTGCTGTGTTAGTAGCTAAAGATGTCCAAGTGTTTCTGTCTTCTCTATCACTCCAAGCTACCTTTCTAGGATCTCCACCAGAACCAATAGCAACTAAATGCCTTTCATTAGTCACTAGAACAGCCTGACAGCCTGTAGGAGCGTTTGTTACGACTGTACCAATGGTATCAGCTGTTCCGCCTGAAACTGGCCTCCACTTGTATATCTTGCCATCACCAGAAAAACAAAAGATTAAATCCTCACCCCAGTTATCAAAAGAGAAATGACCTGTGTCGAGAGGTAATCCAGATTGACTTCTAGCATCGCCATAATCTTCTACGTTATAGTGATATGCACCATAACCAAGAGGATCATTAGAGGCATCGTTTACAAAACCAGATGGTGTTATATCAGTCCAGGTATTGTCGTATAAGACATAAACCTTTTGTCTTGTACCAACAGCTAAAACAGATGCGCCTAGGTTGTCCTTATAGGCATACATACCTATAGGTTCACCGTCTAGTGCTGTAGTTTTTAGTTTAGACCAACCGCCAATAGGTTTAAGAAATCCGTTTTCAAAACGCACAAGATTGCCGTCAACCCAACGACCTTTGTTAGCATAGTCAGTACCGTTTTTGACTATGCCAGCGGGCGGAGTTACAGGCAATAGTGCCATGTTTAACCTATAGTTTTAGTAACAGATGTTGGTGTAATCAATAATGCGATTTGTGCATCTAATCCAGTTTTTAGATTAGCGACTTCATCATCACCCATACCTGCTGTAACCCAACCAGTTACTATGTCATTGGTTAAATCTGCAAACGGTATAAAGTTAGATATATCATCTGCATTAACGCTGTGAGTACCATAAACAGAAGCTGAATAGTTATTACCTTCAGCGTCTTGTTGATCGCTCTCTGCGTTTAATCGCCAATGAACCGTATAAACTACATCAGAATGCCCATCGTGTGTTGGATATGTGTCAACTGTTTTGCAATCCCATGTATATGTATTTGCCATTTTATTCTCCTTTTAGTTTGTTAATTTCAGATTGTAAGGCTTCAATCTGTGCTTGTTGTTCTTTCATTCCTGCAACTAAATGCACTACTAATTTACTGTAATCCATTTGATACATTTCTTCTTCTGAACCTGAAACAGCGTTAGGTACTATGTCTAATACTTCTTGAGCTATTAAACCCTCGTCAGCTTTACCATCTGCTTTCCAGTTGTATGAAACTGGGTTTAGTTCGTTAATAACTTCTAAACCTCTTGCAGAGCCTGTGACGTCTTTGAGTCTTGCATCTGAAGATGTGTTATATGCAACAGATGTACCTGTTTGTCCGCCAGTTGTTGATATACTCCCTGCAACATTACCATTTCCATTATAAAAAGTTATAAATTTCTGTGAGACTAAAGTACCGCCAGACTGTATAGCACAAACATCATTACCGCCACCGCCTTTAACATATAGCCCTTGAGTTCCAGACAATATTGAAGTAGTCCCAACCAACAAGTTGCCATCATTATCAAGGGTCATGCGAGGTGTTACTGTCGGAGTACCTGTAGTTTGGTTTGAATTTGAAAAAATTACTTTGCCTTCAACGAACTGCATTGCAACACCACGAGAATCTCCTCTGTGTTGAAAAGTACCACTTGCATCATAATATAGATTGTCTAATAGTACTGTTTGACCTGTAGCTGTAACAGTATCGTTTCCTAAGAGTGTTGCTCTTCCACCGACTTGTAAAATATCATGTCCTGAATATCTTGCTGTTTCAGGAACTTGTCCTATGCCAACGGCACCTGAAGAATC